AGTCTGTTGCATGGGAGGTTGGCTAGGTGGAATTTGCTCTTCCATGATCACAAAGTTGTTTACAAAAGACTAGCATTTAATTGATCGGAGTGCAGCATGCCGTACGGACTACGCAAAGGCTTGGAAGACATTGCCTACGAACTAAAAGGAATCAGGAATATCCTTGGTTCCATGTGGCATAGTCGGTACTCAAACGCTGAGACCGATATTGCCAATCCCGAAATGTTTGCAGATGAATACATTTCGACAGAAGAATGCGGCAAACGTTTAGGTGTCTCCGATCAAACCATTCGCAACTGGATTGCAATCGGTAGAAAAAACCCTGATAAAGGCTGGGTAGAAGGCATTCATTATGTCAACGTTTCTCCTGACGTTCACAAAAAAGCAGTCTTGCGTATTCCATGGAATCGCCTCATTCAGTCTTTTGCTAAAAACGAAAACATCAATCTTAAAAACCTACGTGCGCAGTATCACTTATATCATGCAACCAAAGAGGTTCTTGAGTAATGGCACATCGTTTTAAGGGAATTGATATCGATGCCATTACTATCGATAACCATGAGGAGCTACTGCCCAAATCCCTGGCAGATCAAGTGGAAATGTTCTTACCACCCTGGGGTTCCTTCGATGATGGTTGCTTGCGTCGCTACCTAGAAAACTTAAAAAACTATGAAGAAGAGGATGCCAACTCTGGTATGACCTTGGCCAATCGATTACGACTGGCATTCAAAGACCTGAACCCAGACACAATCTGCGGCAAATTTCCACAAGCGGAGTTGCCTCTTAAACGTCGGTTGCGATGTGTTGCCGAGTATTTGATCAGGTCCGGGGAATTTGATAAGGTACGAGACGAGCAAGGAAAACTCTGCAAGAAACGCGGCGTACTTGGCAAGTTGGTTGTCTTGTACCAGCCAACTCCAAAGCTGTTAGAATCGCTGCATCGTCAAGGGCTATTAAAAAGTGGATCGCCGTGAGAAGTTAATTGCGTCAGTCATTGGTCCTGAACTAGACGAAACCAAGGCAAAAATGCTTGATACCACTGTCAAGCTCATCCTTGGGGACATGGGCGCACAGTACGTTAAGTTTTGGGACGCAGAAGGTCCTGGCGTCTTGGTATTTCAGCCTGACAATAAAGAGCGGTCTATATTCTTTTGGACGTTAAAAGAAATTCACGCAGCAGAAGAAGATTGCGAACATAACAATAACGGTGATCTTGCCGAGACATTACGCCGCATTCTTGCCGCTGCACAAAAGATTGATCCGATGGAAAAAGCAGGGTATATCATCAATGATGACAAGGGTCTTCGCTATTTGGAAATAGCGTATAACGACATCGTTAACAATGACTGAGAAAGGTATTCGTGGCGTATCTGCCAGGGTTGAAGGCGCAGAACTTATCACCAACGCAGACTTGGTTCATGCTGCCAACGAACTTCTAGGCGGTATTGATCTGGATGTGGCAAGCTCCAAGGTTGCTAATGAATACGTACAAGCGAATGAATATTACACGCCTGTGGATGATGGGTTAAATAACCAACAATGGTACGGAAGCTGCTATTTGTTTCCACCAGCGGGATCATACTTCTGGGATCAAAAAAACCAACGGTGGAAGATGACACGCGCTTCGTCGCTGACGTTGACTTCTTCGCATGCCGTCTGGTTCCGCCGAATGTACCATGCATGGCTAGCGGACGAGATTGAGCAAGGGCTTTACTTCAGTAACTGCCCTGACATGATTCGATACGAGCCAAAAATCTTTAAATTCCCTATGTGCGTTCTACGTACCGTCCCTTACCTGCTCCGTAATCTTGATGGGAATGTAGAGAAAAAACAAACGTGCACATCTTTCTTAGTCTACCTGCCTCCCAAAGATCGGTCAGGAGATGCAGTAGAACACTTCTGTAAAATCTACGGCGAACGTGGCCATCTCCTTGTAGACTGAACAAGCTATCGAGATCTTATGAGCGTCCTGGCCGATTGGGAAATCAAAGAGCGTGCCGAAAAAGAACAAATGATCGAACCCTTTGTTGATCGTCTGATCAGCAAAGAAGATGGTCGGCGTTTGTTAAGTTATGGACTTAGCTCTTACGGATATGACATTCGTTTGTCCCCTAGCCAGTGCCTAATCTTTGGTAAGATTCAAACCGGTGATTGCGATCCAAAGGCCTTTGACGAAAGTATTTTAAAGCCTGCGGAACTTCTGGAAGATGAACGCGGCAAATACTTTCTTCTTCCTCCGTATGGGTATTGTTTAGGCGTTGCACAAGAACGTTTGAAGTTGCCTCGTGATGTCACTGTTGTTGCAGTTGGTAAATCGACGTACGCACGCTCAGGAATTCTAGTTAACATCACGCCCGCTGAAAGTGGGTGGGAAGGTTACCTGACGCTTGAAATCAGTAATTGCACTGGTCTATTCAATCGTGTCTATGCAAACGAAGGTATCACTCAACTGCTTTTCTACCGTGGTAATCCTTGTGAGGTCAGCTACCAAGATCGAAAAGGTAAGTACCAAGACCAACCAAATACCGTAGTATTTCCACAGGTTTAACTACGTCCAAACAATTGTTTGGGTTTGTCTGCATACGCGGTAGACCCTGCACGCCCACCACTGTCACCAGCCGTGGCACTGGTGGGTTCGTTAATCAGTTGATTCTTTTGATATTTGCCAGCAGCACGTGCACTCTTCATGAAACGGTCAACGCGTGCCACTGCTCCTTTTGATGCGGAACCAACGACACCTCGTTCTTGCGGTCGCACGTACCGCAGATCTACGTTATAAGCTCTTCCAGGGTTTAGATCCGTTGGTACCCCAGCAGAAGTACCGGAGTCCTTGGCTGCGTCGTAAGTCTCGGATCTAAACTTGCTCATACTATCATTATAGAAAGGATATATCGCTAAGAAAACAATGCGGCCCTCAATGTTTTTGCAAGAGTTTGCAGCAAATAATGATCAAGTAAAGTGCCGTTGTATTGGTTTCGAGGATTTTGGTGCACCTCTCGATACTGAAACCAACGACGTACCTCTTCAAGATATGTATAACACGGGTTTAGTTGCTCCCATGGATGGCATGCAACGCAACCCACTTAATATTGAAGGCCAAGGTTTGTATGGACAACGTCCAGGCTTGACGGGTTACATTCCTTCCATGGAAGAAGGTATGGAATTATATGGTGCCAACCCCAAGCCTCCTGGCATTCAAGGCAATATCGAAGGTGATCCAGATGAGCTGGAACTCTTGCTTTCTGCCAAACGCAAAGGCTTACTGCGTTAAACCTGCTAGGCTGTCTCAGTCAGCGTTTTTACAATGGACATGTTTTCCCCTGTTGACGAAACCAATGGGTGCGTAGATGGCGTTTGTCCAGTTCCCTGGGTTACAATTAAACCGCTTGAAACAACTCCCACAATCAAAGAAGATGTTGTAAATCATCCTTCTCATTACACCGATGGTGGAAGTATCGAATGTATAGAAGCAATCGAAGCACAATTAACTACGGAAGAATATCAAGGTTATCTCCGTGGAAACTGCGTAAAATATTTATGGCGATGGCGCAATAAAGGCGGAAAAACAGATATTGATAAATGCCAATGGTACTTGGAAAGATTGCAGCAAACTTTAGAAGCCTAGATATTTGCTAGTATGATGTGGTACGATTCAGGAAGTCTTTTACCACTTCATGAAACATAAACCACTTCCGTCACAAGAAGAGCTAAAAGAGCGTTTTCTCTATGATGAAGAAAGGGGAAGGTTGTTGTATAAAACACCTCCTTCTCCTTCTTTTAAACACAGACAAAATTGTCCGGCGGGTTCCAAACATCCTGAGGGTGGTTATCAAGTTTGTTATAAATACAAACGATACTTGCACTGCCGTTTAGTTTGGGTTTACGTACATGGCTTTGATCCGGGTGCTTTAGAAATTGACCACATTAATGGTAATAGAGCTGATGACCGAATTAAAAATCTACGACTTGCAAACAGAATAGAACAGCAATGGAATGTTGGCAAAACAAAAAGAAACACAAGTGGCTACAAAGGAGTTAGTTTTTATAAACGTTTAAATAAATGGCGCGCAGATATAACAGTAGATAAAAAACGAAAAACATTAGGATATTTCAATACTGCCGAAGAGGCGAGTACGGCTTATCAAAAAGCCGCAGCTATTTTGCATGGCGATTTTAAAAATTTTGGATAACAGTGGTACCTAGATCGTCTTATTCAATTGGACGAAAGTCAAAAGGGATGAGCGTAGTGTAAATCGTCGTCATCGTCCAACTCGTCCTGCATACAAGCCAGGGCGAGTTCACTGAGTTCCAACTCACTAGGCAGATCCCACTCAATATCAATCCCTTCAGAACACATGATTTCTTTGACGGCTGCCCATTCCATCATCCGTTGGAAATACAGGTTTAACAGTGCAGCCTGCAGTTCTTCCCAACACATCTCCTCTGTTTGCAGCTCAGCTTTACGCATGGCAAACTGAAGTTCTAAAGGTAATTCAAACTCTTTACGTGTGGATTCGTTCTCCATGGAAAGCCTGAGTACTGCATTTATTCTAGGACGCTAGTCACTTGAAAAGGCAGAGGCGTCGTCAAGCTTGAAACGGTTAGCAAATTCTGCAAGCGCATAGGGATTGATTGTCGCTTCCAAGGTTCGGATTGCTTCCGTCTCATGGGGCTTCGCACCATAGCTTCTGAACGCACGCAGCAGTACGTCTGTGGCAACCCAAGGCTTGGCTTCAATGTCGGCAAGGAATAGATTGATCTCTTCCCTGCGTCGTTCCAGGAGGCCACCGATGACTTGGTGATCTGCATCAAAGACCCACCGTACAATTTCTTCTGTTACGCCAACGTAGTCATCGACCTCAAGACAATCGATAATGGCGCTATACAAGAAACTTTCCCAGCCAACCGAATGACAAAACGAAAGCAAAGCCTGATGCATGCTTTCATCTAGTCCCAGGTTTAATTTCAAAAGCTCTGTGTTTAGAACGGTGAGTTCATCAACAAGGTACTCCAGGGCTTTATGTTTTGTGCAGCATTGATTCTTTTTAACTGCACTGCCGTCAGGATAATACTGCGTTCCAAATCCAATTGTGTAAGGCTCGCCACCCGTCTGTAAATCTGGGTAAGCAAGTTCATTGAAACCTTCGTAACGACAGATTAAATCAATTGCTTGCTTGTAATTATCCATAGGGGTAACAAGTGTTACCCCCAAGTATACATAATTTTTACTTGCCTTGACCGCGAGACAATTTACGTCCATGGCTAGGACGTGAATGTTTGCCGTCGCCTTGACAAGTCTTTTTAGGTTTGGACTCAATTAAGATCGTGGTGGACTTAGGCTTTGCCATGTCTAGAAATGAGTGACCTACGCAGCTTAACGGTTTTTTTGCTGAAGATACAGATCATTAGCAGCATTTATATCTGCAATTACGTTTTGAAGCTCACTGACAGCAATCATGGCTTGCACTGCTTCCTGGGAACCAGGTTGAGCATTTCTTAAAATGCCAAGATTTCGGTGTAATTCCTGACGAAGAGTTGGATATTGACCACCTGTAGCCTCTGGTGTTTCAGCCCAGGTTCTTAAGTTTTTGTGTTTTCCTGCTAACTGCATCACCATTTCACCTTATGTGACCAGTACCGTGCCGACATTTTATCAGGGTTGGAATCCTGGGCATTATGTCTGGCGTAATAAGATTTCTTACGTGCTTTATCCTTTGCTGTTGTTGGGTTTTTACCAGCGCCTTCTACGCCTTGCTGACCGAACCGAATAATCTTTTCTTCGCCTCCTTCACATGCTTTGACAACGTGTGATTTAGTTGCATGACCAGGAGTTTTTCTTGGCTTGTTGCACTCCATGGAATCTTTGTGAATTTTAGCGGCACTAGCGGCTTTCTTATGTTTACTCATGATTAATACTTCGGTGTGAAGCCTTTAAAGGCGCTGGTAAAACTACCAAGGAAACCTTGGGTTACTGTGTCTTCAGTATCCTCATCGTCATACAAACTAAAATAAGATTTATCTTCTGTAGAAGAGCTTGTTTTGTTTTCTGTTTCTTTAGATGTTTCCTCATCGGCAAATAATGTTTCAAGAGAGCCCAGGGCTTCAAATGGATCACTGCTGCTTAATCCACTAAATACACTACCTTCTGTAAGCCCTTTAGTAGCCTGTGTTAATAGTTCCATGTCTTCTCGATTTACATCAGGCATAAATTCGTTGTAAAAATCATCTTCTGTTCCATTAAACCCTGCGTTTTTAAACAAGTTATAGAGTGCAGTTTCATTCGGGTTATCACGCCCCGCAGTGTCCTCTGCACGTTCAATATAGTCTACGCCAAGTTTTTCTTGTGTTACTTGTTCTTTTTTCTCGTTTAAATACTTAATTGCTTCACGTATTTTTGTTGCTTCTCCTGTTTGAAACGCTTCTTCAATATAGCTTTTTACTTCTTCAACACCCATGTCTTTACCTGAAAGACCCATGGATTCAAGTATTTTTTCCCATTCGGGTTTGTTTTGAGTAGGGTCAATACCTTCTAGCATTTTGTCCGCATATTCTCGAGGCGTCACAAAATTTAAGAAAGATACGCTACCTAGATTTACCTTTTCATTAGCAATAGCCGGAAGAATGCTGTCATCGATAAATGACTGTGCACTATTTAAGGATAATTTGTCACGTGCTGG